ATCCTAATATAAGCAGCAAATACAATATCAAGTATAGTCTTTTAATCATAAATAAAACACCATCTTTACAAAATCTGAATTTCCTTTTTATAGATAGGCAATTGAGCAATACCACCAGGTCGTAATGCTATATTATTTAACAACATTTCTAAATATTTATTTGGAAGATATTTTTCTAATACAGATTTTTCTATTCCATAAAGTATAGCTAATCCAACTATCTCAGAACAAAAAAACTTACTAGTGTCTGATACTACTCTTCCTAATATATTTCTAAATAAACTGTTATAATCATATGGTTTGCCAATATTAAGCCATACATATTCATCTAATTTTGATCTATATGGATTTAGATCATCTATTAAACGATGCCAATATGCACGACCTTTGTATTTTCTTAATTTAGATGATAATGCTCTAACGTTTACTTCTCCCTCGTTTGCTTCAATTATCAATTTCCGATTTGCTAGCTCGCATTCAGAGTCCCATACTGGAGAACTACATACTTGTGCAATATGAGAACGAGCGCTAAAAAGTTGTATAGCGCTCGATATAATACTTTTTCCTCTAAAAGAAATAGTATCTCCAGGTTCGATTCTACTCCGAACTAATTTGTACATGTACAGATTGTTCATTTCAACCTAAACCATTTTGCTAACATAGTAAGAATTTTATCATCTGTTACTCCTGGAGTCATTTCTGCTTTTTTCTTTAGTATGATAAATAAAAGACCAAAGAATAAAGGATTAGCTCTAATATACTCTCCTACTGCTAGAATATATATATCAACTCCACCAAGTGATCGTAAAAAATCAAGTATCATTGATAGGTATTCCATAATTATTCACCTAAGATATCAAGTTGTTTTTCTAGCTGATAGAGAATGAAACGCCTATCTGCTGCAAACATAACCTGAGTATTTGTTGCTAATTGATCAAAATAAATCTTAGCAACTTCTAATAATCCTGGATATTTCTCTACTTTACCCAATACGTCAGATGCAAAAAAAGCATAAGAGACAGGATTGTCTAATACCTGTTTCAAATGCTCAAGTATTGAAATAGCTTGCTCTTTTGTATATAATCCTTCCCCTATAGAAACAGCATTAACGATTAGTAGCATATTACTAACATCTTCTAATCGAATACTATCCCCAGAAATTTTACATAAATAGGAAGGTTCCTGTAAATTATCACATACAGATGGTAATTTACCCAGTGTTGCACAGCCTGTAAGAACAAACGCTGCAATAATAAGTAAAATTAGTTTTTTCATTTTTCACCCTACCTAAAAATTGTTTATATTGAAGAATGCCGTGGAAGAAACAGTATTTTAATATTACCAGTAGCAGAATTCACTGCTGTTGTTGCTTGCGTAAGCCTAACAACTAAATCGTCATATACTGGCCTAGTAACATTAATTGAAGCAAAATTAAACAGTACTTCTCGTTCTACTGTATTATCTACCTGATCAACTCCATTACCTCCAAGTAGATCAAAGTCTCCTTGGAAAATCCATAAGTCACTATCTTCTTTCGGTTCTGTTCCTCCGTGATTGCAGTCTATGTCAACCATAAGACCATACCAACCTACTAAAGGTCCGTGTACAATACCAGTAGTACTACCATTTAATGTAAAATCAGCTATAGTTCCATCGGCAGCATCTGCTAAAAACGTTAACTCAACTACTCTTATAGTGGTATCCATAGAAGTTGAGGAATATATCATATCAGATGCAACTGAAAAAGCTCCAGCTCCGAATGCTGTACTGGCAAATACAAAACAGCTTAAAAATACTAGAAGATTTATAAATTTCTTCATAGCTTAATCTCCTTTTTATTAGTGAGGGAATTACCCCTCACTATATTATTTTATGCCAATGTAGCAGCAGTCATTGTAGCTGTGAATTGCCACAATGCGCCAGGACTAGCATTTATAAATAAAGTTCCTTTTGGAACTGGGGCACTAACAAGTGCTACTGCAGCAGCAAGAATACTCGCACTTGAGTTAGTTGGTACAGTTCCAGATAAAATATAAATACTGCCAATCTTTACATAAGAAGTAGCAACTACAGTTGCACCAGTAACAGCACCAGTAGCAGTTACGGTAGTTCCAGTTACAGCAGTCCCTCCAACAGATGCAAATCCAGAAATAGTTTCTGTTCCAGCTTTAGCTACTATATTACTTTTATAATGTGAGTCACCCATAAAATCAACCCCTTGTTAGGATACAATAAATAAGATGGGTGCTTATTTATTGATATCATAGCGGAGCACACTATGAATTCCTTTGTTATCCTTGTCGTTCTAATACCCAAACTTTGGGTGTGTTATTTGTAGCAGATTTCACAGTTACGCATTTATAATTAAAATGTTTTTCCAGTGCTTCTGCAGCATACAAGTTATGTGTACGCACTATTGTACTAGAAGAAAGCTTTCTGGCTTCACTAAACCCATTTCTCTCATTCAAGCTATTTTGTTGTTGATATGGAAGAGGTTTTCCTTCCTTGTAATTTTTTACAATAGCTCTCAAGTCTTGCTCTGAAAGATCAAATTCTTTTAAGAACTCTCTTAAAGGTTTATTAGCTTTGCTGCTTTCTGCAGCCTTATTATCAAATATATTATTTATGACTTCTTTTCTTGAAATTGGAGCTTTTGGAACAAACTCTTTAACTTCTTCTTGAGTTGGATCAAATACGTTATATTCTTCTAAAGTCATATTATGTTTATTCTGTATATGAATATCTAGACGCTTATATGGTTTTTCATCATTACAAATTTTACAAAACTTATTCATTTTTACCTCCTAATTCCATAGGATATTGTTTACTATACTCTTCTTGTGCCCCCGTAACCTGTGTTCATTACTTATTATATTTCTCTAGTTGAGGACCAACGCTCTTAAACGTATCAATACTTATTTGATTATGTTTATATTCGCTTTCGTCTGGGGCATTCAATATATCTTTAATATATAGATTCATGCCTAATTCTTCTTTAGTTGCATGAGTTCCATATAATAGATCTCCTATTCTCCATTTATACAACCTACTCATGTCATCACTAGTACGAGGTACAGCATTCTTATCTAATCTAAACGTACCACTACCAGTATCCTGAATAATAGATCCATCTGTAGCAGATCTATCAGGATATGTTTCATTTTGATTTAAAACATTCGAAGATGCTATTAGTGATGTACTTCTTGAACTTAGTGACACTTACATCATTTCCTTTTTGGTAATTGGGGGAGAAGATCTCCCCCAATCTAGATATATATATTAACTGTCAATCCATTAAAGATTAACTAGAGCTAATATTACATGCATACCAATATCTCCAGTTAGTGACGCAGCCACCCCAACGGGTAAAGATAGAAGCAAAATAATCCTTATTTGTCTCATCTTGCCAGAAGTCCATTACAACATCCATTCTATCTGTAGCCATCAAACCCATCTTAGCTTTACCAATATACCAACCATCAGCATCGGTAAGATAAGCCCATTCCATTGGAGTTAGAATAGCCTGCAGCACATTAACATCATTATCTTGGCTACCAGGAATTAAAGTAGAATTCAAGATTGCAGCAGCAGTAAATCGTAGCGCAGTTGGAATAAGCAACGTATCTGGCATTATATCAACTACTGTTCCTCTTTCATCTCTATTATTGGTATTAGTATATGTATTATATGTAGTCTGCAGATTATCATGAGATAAGGCTCTGCTTGCTGTATAGTTGACATAGGTATTGCCAACTTTGTCTGGGTGTGCAGTGGAGAAAAAAGGCTGACTATCATAAATAGTACTACCACTTGCATCTGTCACTACACCAGTAATTGTGTTATTAAACACTGCGTGTCCAGCTGTTAAAGCTCCATTGTTGAAAAATTTAGCATAAAACTTTTCCTTAGTTACAGGAAGCATCCTACCCCAAGATCCAACAGTGTTCTGCACAATACCACCATGCTGAGAATCCTCAACAGTTTCCAGCGAAAAGCGTACTATACGCCCATAGGACGAGTTTTTACAAACAATTGTGTAGCTTTCCATTGGACGATCAGCCCTCATGTCTTCACCTTCAGGCTTCTCAAGTAATTCTCCAAGACCGACAGCACTAGTAAACTGCTCATATGGTCTAGAGCTCTGCACTACTTCAAACAACATTTCCCATTTAGTGGGAGTAATATCATAATTTTCCCAAAAATAGGTATAATTGTCGTCTTTCATATCTTCGGTAAATTGACTTCTCATTACACCTGACATATACTATACACCTCCTATCAATTAGACGTTCTGTACATACTTAGATTTTACTCTAACTAGAACAGTATCGTTATCGTTGTCTATTCCAACAACCGTCAACATCTCTGTAGATGCTGTATTGCCAATATCAGCCTTCTGAATATCACTGCGAAGAACTATTGCAGCCCCTTTGCCAATGTAAGTAGCTGTTAGTGTAGTATCTACACAAGGCATTTCAAATACATCTCCCATAGTAGGAGTAATAACAAACCCTTTATCATTCTTAGCAGTGGAGCTAGAAGTCCAATATACCTGTCCAGCAGCATCCTTAGGAGTTACAAGCCAACCCATAACAGAAGTAGCAGCATTACAATCAGCTAATGTCATAGCTCCTGCGCTATCTGAATAGACAAACTTACCTCCTCTACGATAGAAGGTTTGACTGGCAGCAATTGGGTATTCTTTGCCTTTTCCTGGTCCTTCCATATGACCATATCTAATTTCTGCCATTTACCTTTCACCTTCCTTTTAGGAATAGACTAGACACCATCCAGCGCCAGTCATTATTTTTGTAAGAGTTTTTCTTCTCTTTCTTTCTTTTGATTTAATCGCTTATCGCGTATTTCTTTGATCCTGATCCACCTCTCGACATCTTTACCATATCCAGCTCGATCAGCTTCCTTTATAATTGCAGGATCTTTAGGATCATAATTACCTGTTGGTTTATAATCCTTCTTTTTAGTAACATTAGTATCGTCATCTCCTCGTTTTTGATTAAACGAAGTAGTGGCGACATCACTCTTTACTAAATTATCATTATCTTCTCTTTTCAAGAAGTCAGCAATATATTCATCGATATCTTTATAATCGACAATTTTGCCTTTGTCATCCTTCATAAATACAACATATTTATTATAAGTATCATCCCATTCAAAATCTCCCTTAACAAGACGAACGACTTGTGAAGGACGAAGAGCATTACTTCTTTCAGCTGCGATCAGGATTTCGTTCTCAAGAGTTTTCGTTCGCAGTGCCCTGTTTGCTTCCGATAAACTTTTAGCTTCTTTCTCCCTTTCTTTAGCTGTATTTTCAATGGTCTTAATACGCTCTTCAAATTCTTTCTTCATTTGAGCAATATCTTTATCTTTTTTCAAGAGTTTACGCTCAATTTCAGATGCAGATTCCATCTTCTTTCTCTCTTCCTCTTCCTCTCGTTCTAGTTCTTTCTGACGGAGTTCTTGAAGTTGAGTCCTAAGATCTTCATACTGCTCTTTGTCAACCGTATTTACCATTTGCTCCTTAAGTTTTTTAATTTCTGACTCAGCAACTCTACGAGCTTTTTTAGCTTTGTCTCTTTCTTCAAAAGCCTTTTTAGCCTCAGATTCAAGATATGTTGGATCTTTTTTCTTATTGGCGTCTTCCTTATCTTTTATTAATCCTGATAATGTATCAGAGTCAGTATCTTCCTCATAAGGAATTTCTAACTCATCAGCTTTTGCCTTTAATTCATCAATAGTCAACATAGTTTGCCCTCCTAATTCCATAGGATTGAAATGTTAAAGATAACATCCATTACCTATATATTTTTAGTTTTCTTTAGCTTTCTTATTAATCTCCTCATCTTCTAATTCGTCTGCAGTCCTATTGGTATCACCTGCATTAGAATTAGGATTACCAGATTCATCATCTAGTGGAGCTACTTCTGCCTCTGTAGTACTTTTCTTTTCAATTATTCCAGTACTAGCATCAATTTCAGCTTCAATCTCTTTACGAATTGCGTATGGTGTAGTTGGAATAGCTTTTCGCACCATATTTTTCTGTAATACTTTATTAAACTTAGGCGAAAAATTATATTCCATCATCTTGAAGTATTCATTAATCTCATCAGCGAGAGATGTAATATCAAATTGATTCGGGTATGTAACATCATTGTATTTACTTGAATCCTGCCCTAATAATTTATATACTAATCTGGATACTTGATTTTCAAACTTTTGATATGTAGCAGCTTTTTCTGCTAAAGATGAGTTTGTTCCCAAGAAACTCATCTGACTTTGCCTTCCACTTCTAGATACATACAAATCACTAGTACCACCTATTAGCCCAGACATACGATATATTTCTTTTACGTGATCCGAGACCAATTTCCAAATAGTCGTAATATTTTGAGTATCAGGGCTAATAAATGCAGGCGGTGTTCGTGATTCAGCAGGATAGGTCCAGACAGAAGAAGTACCAATTTTATTTAATGGATCACCAGTTTCCTCTTCATCAGATAGAGCACCATCATCCGGTACTACTAGCTGTGAGAAAGTCTGTCTCTCTATCATTTCATCTATACATGAACACCAGTTCATTATAATTCGATTGACATATACAATATCTTTGAGTAAAGATTCTCCTATTTTGTTATTAGACAAATCTTTGTGATACATAGTAACAATCTGTATATCACCTAATTTATTTTGGCCTTCTGCAGGAGAGCCATCAGCAAATTTTATAAGGTTCCCATCTGTATCCTCTATTCTCCAATCCTCACGAGTAATTAATTTATAGATTGTCTTCTCTTCACGTTCTACTGTAGGATCGTCATCTTCATAATAGGTATCTTCTATTACAACCCATTTATAGTTTCCAAATTCATCAATGCTCCAATCTTTTAATCTAGTAGGATGAATAATAGATAAATAAGGAAGTGTATTTTTTGTTTCAGCCCTAGTTAGAGATCGTTTACGTGCCTTCTCTGCTATTATAGATGGCATATCAACAAATACATGCACTACCCCATACACAGATGCAAGATACCCAACTCTTTTTATATAGTCAGATATGTCTGTACCTTTACCATCAACATCTCCTCTAAATCTATCTAATATAGCATCTGGAGCTCTTTCTATTTTTGATTTAAAAATGTATGAATTATAAATATTTGGAATTGTATCACAAAAATTTAGAAAATATGCTCTATCTAGTCTTTCATCATAATCATCCGATTCTTCTAATCGATGACTAAATAAGTTAGCATCTGTTATAAAATTTTCTCCACCTTTGGCACTATTATAGTACAATAACCATGCATCTATATTCAAATCATAAAGTGGGTGGGTTCTTTCTGATATATTAATTGGATCTGCCATAATTCACCGCTACTTAATATTTTTTTGTTTTCTATTCTGTACCTTAGCTTGTCTGGTACGTCTTTTGAATCTCTTTTGTCTAGCTATTCTGACAGCCATCTCTAGAGCATCTGGCATATCATCATTTGCATCATCAACGCCAGTAAATAAACACAATTGATCAACACCATTCCTGTATTGTTGATTCACTTTATATTTATAAGAATCAAAGACTATAGTACCATCGACTAGCAATGGTACTATACCTTCAACTCTTAGTTTCTTATCACTATAGTTTGGAAGATCTTTAATTGGAACATATATACTTTGTTTTCTAGATTGCTTTCTTAGATTTTCTGATATAACATGTTGAAAAGCATTTGTTTCTATCCCAAATAAAGTATATTTAAATTTATTTTGATATTTTAAAATTAAATCTATTTGTGCATCTACGGATATTCTCGATAACATAATATCTTCAACAAATAAATATCCAGTCTTTCTATCTTTTGCAAGAGTAACAATACAACTAAAATCTCCAACGTCTGATTTCTTTCCTAAACTTGGATCTAGCGCTCCATATCGTATAGTTCGTCTCTTAGTTTTAAGTAGTGTACTTATCTGTGTGTCTGTAAAATCTGCGAAATGTAATTGATCTATAGTTACAAGTATTTTTGTTGGATCAAGTCCAGAATTTTGTTTTTCAGTTTGAAATGCTGCCGGCCTAAAATACATCTCAATCATATTGTCATAGTATGGATCACCTTCAGGCCATAAAACTTCAGTTCCTCGTAACATCTCTTCTTCATTTTCTTCAAAGAACTTTCTAGCAGTTACTATTCTATTGTTATCAAATCTATTTCTATATAATTCTGCCCACTTATCCCACAGTATAGAATCGGAAAATTTTTCTACAGCTTTAAATACTTTTCGTTTCCAATCAGGATAGTCTTCTGGATTTGTTAAAGAACATAGTAATGATTTATTTCCTAGTATTGTACCTATAAATATTATATCAGTTATGGTTCCTTTTTCTCCACCAGCAAACAAAACATCTTTTTCAAACCATTTGTATCTAAGAAATTCTCTTTTTGCTTTTGATCTATAATCATCAGAATTCTCAACATCATCGCCAATTATTAGATCTGGTCTATTAACGCCAAATCTCCTACCTCTAATTTGGTTTCCAGATCCAAGTGCTATTAGTTTAATACTATTATTAGTTATTATTTCATTAGTTCTCCATGTCGGCCCTTCACCTTTTATATGTGGAAAATCTCTTTGTAGTTTCTCATTAGTCAGTATTTCGCGTTTTATATCAGATAGAAAATCTTCTGCTTGTCCTGCCGTATCAGATACTAAAACTATAAATTTCTTTTTATTGTAGCAAATGCACCATAATGGAAAAATAGCAGATATTATTGATGATTTCGCATTACCACGTGGTGCTGCAATTGCCCACTTAAATCCATCAAGTCTTTCTGTTTTGTTTATTTCACCAGACAATAAGTTGTATACGAATGTATGTAATTTACTACTGGGTTTCTTTAAGTAATGTGGGAAATAACGAATGGCATATAAGTACATATCAGTTTCACATAGTTTAACTAATATTTGTATTTCTTCCTGTGTAAGATTTCGCTCTTCCTCAACTCGTTGTGTATTTCTAGGTGCTTGGGTAAAAACTGGATGGTTTGTTTTACGTCTTACTTTAACTATTTCTGTCTTATTTTGTTTCCAAAATTCTTCATCAGATAATTCTATTTCTTTCTTATTTGCAAAATATTGAGCAAGATAATCTGGTAATTCATTATTATCAAATTTGCTCTCTAGTTGTTTCTTTATGTCCATTTATTCTATCTGCTTAAGTTTATTCTCATGATTTTCTTTTATCATATTTGCTAAGACTTTGCCAGTTTGTACATCTACTGTATCTGGAATTTTGTATTGATTGAATTGATTTAATTGCGTAAGAGATTCAACTTTTATTGTATCTAAACCATATAACTTAGCTCTCATTTGAAGTGCTTCCATCCATGCATCAAAAAATCTCTTAACATCTTTTGGAAAATGAATTACACCTTTACCAAAACATAATTCACATGGTTTATCTTTTTTTACTGTTGTTTTTTTAACATCTTTTGAACTATGTTTATGTGTTTTTTCAACTGTTATTTTTCCTACACCTTTACATATTGGGCATACTCTAGGCATTTTATAAAATTCAAATAAACCTTTGATTTCATTTGTTGCTTCTATTAATTCTAAATACAGTTCTTCCCTTTTATTTGCTATATCTTCATTTGTTAGATCAGCAACTCGTAAATCATCTAGATATTTGCGATACCTAGTAACAGATCTAAGGCTTAGGCCAAGTTCCTGTGCAATTGCATGACTAGAAATATTTTTGTCTTCTTCAACAAGTTCTTTAATTCTATGAATTCGTTTTAAAACATCTATTGTAGGAATTGTCATTATTTACCTTTTCTTTTTGGGCCTTTCTTACTATATTTTTTACCAAGATATCCCCTATATGCTCTATCTGCAGAAGCTTTAGATTTATACATACATTTGCCTGATCCAACTCTCCATTTATTATTGGAACACTTAACTACTGGCACTAGTATCACCATCCATAGTAGTTTATAAACTAAGTAGTCTACAATATATTATTATTATTAGTCTTTCTATATAAGATAGGATTATTTTTTTGTTGTAATAAAATCAACAGGTTAAGTAAAAAAACAGGTCCGCCAGCGGAAAATTATTTGTTGTTTTTTGCATTAATACATTCATATACAGCTGTTTTTTTACACCCAACAATAAGACATATTCGTTTAATACTAATTCCTTTTTTGTATAAATCCTGTATTTCCCTTTTTCTCTCGTCCAATTTATCACATTTATTATTTTTTAGTATTTCTTTTACAAAGCCAATTGAGCATGAAATTTCATTAGCAATATAGTCAATTTCCCATCCACTTTTATACATCTTGATTATTTTATTTTTAGTTTTCTGTATTATGCGTCGTATATGTCTGTGGGAACATGGAACATGGTATGCTATCTCATCTACGTTCTTTCCATCTTCGTGTAGTCCAATTACAGCTTCTTTTAGTTTCTCTTGTGTATCAAAGTCAACCCCACATAAATAGCTATCTTGAATATCATAAATTTGTTTACGAGGTAAGAATTCAACACTTCTAACACAATCTTGGTTTACGTATTGCCAGCGTTCTAGCTCTGATAAATCATCCCATGTAACTTTTGCCACTTTTTCACCTATCTTTATACTTATCAATTAATTCAATTAACTTGTTGTCATATAATACTTGGTACCAAGCCTTAGAAACATTTATTTTTTTAAGCTCTTGTATAGCTTGGTATTGTTCTTGATTATCTTCCAATTCTGTATCTGAAAAATATACTCCGCAAATACCTACCATTATTCCATGAAGTAACCATAATTTTATAACTTTAGGATTGTAGCTTCCAATAGCATCTCTGCCTGCTACTTTTATTACTAGATCACTATTAGAAACAGCAGAAATTCTTCCATTTACAGTATCTGGAAATATATGTGGATATACCACTCTATATTTAAATCCTCCAATTTTGATTCTCTTTGGTACAGTTACTGAATCTAAATACAATTTATTTTCAAATAAAACCTGCATCCATGCTCTTGCTAAGACAGCAATAACTCCTTCTTGGATATCATTTTCTATTTCCCA